AGCCGAAGCTCCAGCCGTTGAAGTTAACCTTGCATCAATGAAAACAATGGATGGTCAAGCTACATTTGACGCTGAATCTTTTGAAGTTGGAAGTGCTATTTTCGTAGTTACTGAAGATGGCAAAATCCCAGCTCCACAAGGTGAATACGCTATGGAAGATGGCACTATTGTAAAAGTTGACGACAAAGGTTACATCGTGGAAATTTCCACTAAAGAAGAGGAAGTAATGGAAGAGCCAATCATTGAGGAAGTAATGCAAGATGAACCAATGAAAGAACAAATCGTTGAGGAAATGGCAAAGCCTAAAAAGTTAACTGAAACTACAACCAAAGTAAGTGAATTTTCTGCTGAAATTTCTGAAATCAGAGAAGAGTTAAATGCTCTTAAAATGAAACTGTCAAGCGTAACTGAAGAGAGAGACGAGTTAGTATCTCGTTTAGCATCTGAGGAAGCTCCAAGATCATTCCACACTCCAGAGGCTACTCCAGTAAATTCAATCAAATTTAAAATCGGTGAGAAAAGAGCTGAATCAGTTACTGACCGAGTATTTAACCAATTATTCAAATAAAAAAAACCAATAAAATGAAAGATTTAAAAAACATCAAACTTTCTGGCCCTACAGTATCTCCAAATACATATGCTGGTCAGTTCGGTAACGAATATATCGCTGCCGCCCTTTTGAGTGGTGAAACTTTAGCAAAAGAGTTAATCACTTTGCACCCAAATGTTGCCTACAAGCAAGTTATTCGTAACTGGCAACAATCAATCAGCGTAGACAACGCTACTTGTGACTACACTGATTCATCTTCAATCACTTTAGGTGAGTATGTATTAACCACAGTTGAAAAACAAGTTAACTTGACTTTGTGTAAAAACAACTTGAGAACAACTTGGGAAGCTGCACAAGCTGGTTACTCTGCATTTGAAAAATTACCAGCTACTTTCGAACAATTCTTATTAGCTCAAGTTGCTGCTGAAGTAGCTCAATCTGTTGAATTAGGTATTTGGAAAACTAACACTTTCTATACTGGTGGTATGGTTCAATACTTGATCGATAACTCTGCTATCGTAAGTGCTGGTTCAGGTGCTACAACTTCAGCGAATGTTGTTGCTCGTTTACAATCAATGTTGGATGCTTCTCCAGCTGCATTGTACGGTAAAGAAGGTTATCAATTCTATGTAGGCCCAGTTACAATGAAAGCTTATCAAGCTGCTTTGTCTGCTGGTAACTACAACTTCCAATTCTATGTTGGTGAGAAGCCAATGAACTTCCAAGGTATTCCAGTAACAATGTGTCCAGGTTTAAATGATTCTGATTGTGTATTAGGCATGAAATCTGATTTACACTTTGGCACAGGTTTATTGAGCGACTTTAACGAAGTGTCGGTCATAGATTTATCTAAAATCGACGGATCTCAGAATGTCCGCACCATAATGCGTTTCACTGGCGGTATCATTGCTACTAATCCAACTCAACAAGTTGTATTGAATATTAGCTAATCAATAGTAAAATAATAAATGTATAAAGGGTGGGTAATGCCCACCTTTTTTTTAAACTTTTAAATAAATAATAAAATGGCTTGTAATACAATAGACGCAAGACTTGAACCTTGCAAAGAGTATCTTGGTGGGATCCAAGGTATGTTTTTAATTCCATTCGTTTGGAGTGATGTTATCACAATTGACGGTACTGGTGCGGTTACTAAAATTGCTCAATCTGGTGGCGTTACTTTAGATACTGGATACTTTTGGGAATTGAAAGGTGCTAACAGTTTCACCGACACTATCACTTCTTCAAGAGATAACGGAACAACTTTCCACGAATCTAACTTAACCGTTAAATTTAAACCAAAATCACAAGCAACTCCTTGGTTAGATACTAAAGATGTTGAAACTTTAGCAACTGGCCGTTGGAGAGTGGTTGTTTGGGATAGAAACGACAATTTCTGGTTATTAGGTGAGGAATTTGGTTGTGATGTAACAACTGGTTCTGAAGATTGGGGAACTTTACTTGGTGATGCTCGTACTTATACTTTAAGCTTTATTGCTTCAGAAAAGTATGGCCCAAGACCGTTGGCTGCAGTAACTTACGCTGGCTTGTCAACTATCTTTACTCCAGATGTAACTCCATAATTAATAAGTGTACATAGGTGAGAAGGGGGCAGAGATGCCCCTTTTTTATTGTAACAAAATCAGTCATTTAGGTTTTATTGAATATGGTAATCAATAATTCAAGTACAAGTATATCATTCCATCCGCTTATTGCGTTTGATGGTTTGCCAGTAACACTTGAAATTGAACACAAAGCCACCAAGACATTAGTAACTGCAACTGTAACGCCTACAATCGTGGGAACTAAAGTTACATTGACACTTCCATCACTTGCCACCATCAATGCAGTTGCCAATCAGTTAGACGAATTAAACATAAGAGTAATTCAATCGAGCAAGATGTATTTTGAATACCTGGCTTATTGGATAGTTGGTTCTATTGATGAGTACAGACAATGGAAGTCTTGGTCAACTACAAACACAAACAGTAAAAACTGGATCACATTATAATGGCTACACGCAAAAAAAATATTCCATCTTACCACATCATCAATATGGCTGGTTATACAAGCCCACAGATTGTTGAGCAAACAAATAAAGATTGGGTTGAGTACGGAGCTGACAATAACTACTATCAATACTTAATTGATTTGTATTATAGCTCACCAACAAACAACGCTTGTATTAAAGGTAAATCTGATATGATTTATGGCTATGGTCCAGAGGTTGTTAAGGCAGATAGGCATTTAAAGGGTTATTTAGATTTTAAAACCATCTTCCAAAATGAAGAGGTAAAGAAGTGCGTAATGGACTTAACAATGTTGGGTATGTGTGCCTTTCAGATTGTAAAGTCTAAAGATGGCAAAAAGTATGTAAAAGCATACCACTTCCCAATGCAAACTTTAAGACCACAGAAAGCCAATGATAAAGGCGAGATTGAAAAATGGTACTATTGTGCTGATTGGTCAAAATTAAAGAAAGGCCAAAAGCCAAAAGAGTTTGCAGCGTTTGGGTATGATGAAAGTGCTAAAGAATGTATGCTTGTTATTAAGCCTTATTCAACTGGCAATTTCTATTTTGCACCACCAGACTATCAGGGTGGCACTCAATATTGTGAGCTTGAAGGTGAAATTAGCAACTACCATCTAAACAATATTAAGAACGGTTTAGCTCCATCAATGTTGATCAACTTCAACAATGGTGAACCAAGTGAAGAGATTAAAGATGCAATCGAAGCTCAAATCAATGCTAAATTTGGCGGAAGTTCAAACACTGGCAGAGCAATCGTATCATTCAACGAAAGCAAAGATTCTGCTGCTGATATCACTCCAGTTGCTTTAAGTGATGCTGCCGATCAATACCAATTTTTAAGTACAGAATGTATTGATAAAATTTTATTGGCTCATAGAATCACAAGCCCTTTATTATTTGGTGTTAAAAATAGTGGTAATGGATTCTCAAGCAATGCTGAAGAGTTAAAAACTGCATCTATCTTATTTGACAATATAGTTATTAGACCATTCCAAAATCTATTGATTGATGCTTTTAATAAGGTACTTTTAAAGAATGAAGTAATGGTTGACATATACTTTAAGACTTTGCAACCTTTAGAGTTCGTTGATTTAAGCGGAGTGGCCATTGATACCACAACTAAGGAGAAGGAATACGGCTTCTCTAAAGTTGATATGGTTCAAAAAAAAAGTGGTGAGAGCAAAGAGGATTTTTTAGCTCGTTGCATCCCAACTGTTATTGCTGAAGGTAAAGACAAAGAACAAGCAGCTGCAATTTGCTATTCTTATTTTGAAGGGAATACTGAATTAGCTGAATCATATACAGACTATCCAGAGGGTGCAAAAAACAACGCTAAACGAGCTTTAGAATGGGCAGATAAGAACGGATGGGGAGATTGTGGCACTCCAGTTGGTAAAGCAAGAGCTAATCAATTAGCAAACGGCGAACCAATATCAAGAGATACCATTGCTCGTATGGCTGCATTTAGAAGACACGAACAAAATAAAGAAACTCCTTATTCAGAGGGTTGTGGTAAGTTAATGTGGGATGCTTGGGGTGGAGATGCTGGAATCAGTTGGGCAGAAAACAAACTAAAGGAAATTGACAAGGTTTCTTTGTCTAAACCAAAGATGACTGAAGAGGATGAGAACGCCTGGTTAGCTTTCTTGCAAGACAAAGGCGAGGAGATTGACCTAAATGAATGGGAGATTATAGATATCCAAGAGGCAAATGATGAGGATGATCACTTTGAGTTTGGATGGGATAATCCTGATATGAAATCTAAAGACGATACTGGTATATTCAAGATACGCTATAAGTATGGCCCAGATAGAGTGACTAAAAACTCAAGAAAGTTCTGCAAAGAAATGACCAATCTATCAAAAAAGGGTATTGTTTATCGCAGAGAGGACATCAATATGATGAGTTTTAATGGAGTGAACGGTCAATTTGCTCCTGAAGGATCAAGCAATTATAGTATTTGGAAGTTTAAAGGTGGTGTATATTGCCATCACGCTTGGTATAGAGTAACTTATAGAAGAAAAACTGAAGGTGGTAAAATAAAACCATTGACTTCAAGTGAGAAAAATTCAGACGAAAGGGATATGCGTAACTATGAGAAGGTGTCAGATGCAACTGCAAACAGAGAAGGTGTGCCATTTGCACCACCAAGCTGGGATACGGCAAGCACAAAAACGATTGATTTACCTAATAGAGGAAGCTTAAAGAATAAATAAAGATGCAAACGAATGATAATGTTTTATTAGTAACTAAAGAGGATATTTACAAGTATACTCAACTTAAAGGGAATGTCGATATTGACAATATTAGCCCTTTTATTAAGGTTGCTCAGGATATTGAAATCCAAGGCGTACTTGGGACTGTGCTTTATAGGAAGATTTTAACCGATGTAATGAATAACACATTAGCTGGTAACTATCTAACCTTGACAAGCTATTATATTCAACCTATGCTTATCCATTATGCTATGGCTGACTTTGTTCAATTCCATAATTATGAGGTAAGCAACGCTGGTATCTTAAAAAATAACCCAGAAAATACGGTTGTATTGGATCGTTTTGAGGTTGAAGCTTTGGTAAAGCGTTACAGACAGATAGCTGAAACATATAGAAAGCGTTTAGTGGATTATATCACTTTGAATGTAGGCTTGTATCCTGAATATGTGGCCTATCAAAATGGCGGAGAATATCCTTATAGCACACCAACTAATTACACTACCTGGAATCTATGAAGAAACAATATAAGCCAAAGGCGGATAATATTAATAA